GTGGGGACGATAAAGCTCTGCACCAAGAAGCTTCGGAAAATCATTATCAATCCACATGTGGATTAACTCCGTAAGCTTAAAGGTTATATAGTGACTTCGACTTAGTCACATAATTAGATATTAGTATTTTTAGTAGAATTTTTAAGGATGTACCCCAAGGATTTAGGGCTAATGGATTTTATAGATAACAATGTTTGGATACCGGTCCATACTTTGCCAGGCTTTGAGGCTTGTATTGAATATTACGTAAACGCCAAAGGTGACGTTAAAAGTACGAAGGGTGAGATCGAACGTATCCTTAAACCTAAGAAAAAGAGTAGTGGGTATTTATTTGTAAACTTAACGCAACGAATAGGCAGGAACTCAATTAAAACTGTACCAATTCATTCACTAGTAGCCTTTGCTTTTCTAGGAAGGCCTAGTACTCCGTATGGAAGAACCAAAGGATGTAGCCGTGTTCGTCATATCAATAAAGATAGAACAGACAATAGAGCATCCAATTTAATCTGGATTAAACTTTCCGATTCAAAAGGATTAAAATAGTAACAGGTATTTAATGTAATCAAATGGCCGATAAGCTTATTTACAAGGGCGGCACTACTGTAGTTGGCTCTACAGGCGGCATGAGACTTATTCAACCTAAAGCAGGTTCATTTAGTAAGTTCCCACGCTGGTGGAATAAAAAGGGTAACCAATACATTGATTGCGCTATCTTTTTAGTGACCCTAGACAATGGTTGTGCTGTTCGCCTAGTGGTTCCTGCTAGCGACCGTATGACTTTAGAAATTAGGCATGATGGTTACGGTAATTTTATGTTCCCAATATGCAGAGTAGATCGTATTGCAGTTGTTGCTGCTGACAGCACCGAGCTTTTAGTTGAATATCAATTCAGTAAAGTTAGTGGCGGTTCAGTGCTTAAGCGTACTCTTTCTGGGTTGCCAAAACCTGTTACTCCTAAGCCAGTTGTTGAGAAACCAGTTTCTTTAGATCTAAAGGTCAAAAAAACTACGAAGAAGAAAACTGTCGTAGTTAAGCCAACAGGAGGCGCTGATCTTTCGTGAGATCGTAATACTCTAAATACTCGTCGCCTATTTTAACTTCAACATTGTAGGGTAGTCGGCGGGTATTTCTTGCGTGGAATCCAATATAAAAGCAATCGTTGATTCCTAGATAAATTGTGTCATAAGCGTATTCAATTCGATCTTCAGTGTAGATACGTACGTCAAACCAATTATCAATATACTTATTGCCTGTTTTTAAGTTTTTAAGGTCTACACGCACATACGGATTTAGATATGACGATAAATCATTAGTTATTGTTGATGGATTAAAGTCATTTACTGATGAAATATCTGAATTAAAGTCAAATACCCCTGTGTCGTACGAGTTAGTAGTTCCTGCTTCTCCTAGTGTCCATACAGGGAGATAGTCATTCTCAGTAACTGTAACATTCTCAAAAGCTGTTGTTGTACTTTGGATATTTAGTTGAACTTTAATAAATACATTTTCAGAGCCAAATAACCCAATAGCATCTTTGTAATTAAGTGTGTAGGGAATAGCTGTTACTTTTTCTACTGCTGCATTAGTTATTGAGTTTTTTCCTTTGGCGTAATTGAGGGATTTTGTAGATGCAAGATTAGTGGTATTAGACGAACCACTTCCGCCCATCAACTGAATTGATTTATTTATACTCTTAGTTACATCCATTGGAGGATTGCTTAGGCCTTACATCTATTGTAATTTACAGATAACCAATAATTTCTTCACGACGATCTCTTAATGAACGTAGACCTTTTTGCTCTAAAGTCCGAACTCGATCACGTGACATATTTAGAATCTGGCCAATCGCTGTCATTGACATTGGTTCTAAAATATCTTCTCCAATTCCGTAACGCATAGAGATAACTGCAGCTTGCATCTCAGGCAGATCAATTATGAGTTCACGGATGTCTTCTTTAATAAACTGTTTTTCAATTAAACGATCTGGAAGCTGGGTATCATCTTCAAGTAGATCGATGAGAGCTGTATCACGGTTCTCTCCAATTTTGATTTCAAGTGATGTCGGTTGGCGTGCTTTGCACATTAAGTCTTTAATCTCTTCTACTGTCAAATTAAGATGATCGGACAACTCAAATATGTTGGGCATTTGACCGTTTAGCTGACTCAACTCACGCTGAGCTTTTTTAAGTTTGTTTAGATTTTCAGTGACATGTATTGGTAGACGTATGGCTCTGCTTTTCTCAGCAATAGCTCTTGTTATTCCTTGACGAATCCACCAATAAGCGTAAGTAGAGAACTTATACCCACGACCCGGATCAAACTTTTCGACCCCACGAACGAGGCCAATAGTTCCCTCCTGGATAATGTCCAAAAGTTCCATATTCCTTTTCGTGTACTTTTTGGCGACAGAAACTACTAGACGGAGGTTGGCTGTAACCATTTTGTCTTTGGCTTTTGTACCTTCACGTATGTCTCGTCGTAATGCTTTTTGGTCAGAGTCAAAGCACACAGCTAGTTCCGTGTTGCCTATTACACGATTGTTTTCTTTCTCAAGTTCCTTACGCTTACCTTCAATTTCCATCAGTCGTTGTACTTGCCTACCTAACAAAATTTCTTCATCATGCTCAAGTAAAGGAATACGCCCAATGTCACGTAGGTAGGCACGAACAGAATCGCCAGAAATCTTTGATTGTGACATATAGCCTTATCTTTACTGATACTTTATTCTAGCCTTAGATATTATTTAGGTCAACTATATATGCGTGCAAATCGTAGATTTTCCTCAGGATTCTCTCCTGTTTCTAATGATTCAACTGCCATTGCTTGAGCTGCATGCTCATTAAAGCCCTTCTCTTTGTAATTACTAAAGTTCCGCTCATATTGTTCAATAGAACTATCTAAATCTTCTCCGTGATGAAGCATCTCGGCTGTCAAATGATTAGCAGCCTGATCTTCCATCCCATCGGACTTAAGATGTTTCCAAATTGTCTGAAACACCTCTGGATCGTGTTTTGTGTGGTCACCAGCTAAGCGCACAATATTTCATTGAATCACTACATTTATTGTAGTAAATTCAGCTTAGCCCATGTTCCGATACATCTCTTTTGCTGTTTGAATATGATTTACAAACTTAGGTCCACTAGTGCTGTCTTGCATAACAGCGTTAAGTAGCATCATGGAACTGCCTCCACTTGCTGCATCAAGCTGGTCATACATTGTGTTAGTGAGTTTATTCATCATAAAACGCTGAGCAGTATTAGCTGTTGTATTGTCTTTAGTTGCTATTTGATTCATTCCTACGATTGCTTGGCGCCGCGCACTATCAGTATTGGTACGTATGCTTTGAACACCATAATCAATCTGTTGATTATTTTGTGCATTAACGCCTGGCATTCCACCTGTACCAGTATCCATACCAAGTTCACTGCTCGGGATCAAGTTTGCTAATCCTCTCTCTGCAAGAGATCCCATCATTGTTTCTCTTTCAAAGGGGATCGATGACATACTTTGAATACGTTGAGCCATTGTTTAATTACACTCGTTATTTATATTTTAGGGGATCTTATAAAAGACCCCCTTGCTGTGAGTATCAGAGATCCTGAATCAAAGCTTTAGCCTGGAAAGCACCTTGAGGAGCTTGAGCCAGGTACTGCCATGCTTGCTCTGGATTGGTATCCATCATTTCGCTGAAGTCACCCCAGAACTCACCCTGAGGAGAGGTGGCACGCTGACCCGGTGTTGGCATATCCATTTCAGGACGGCGGAAGTTCGGGGGAATAGAGCGCTGTTCCTGAGACTGAATCTCAGCTTCAAACTGTGCACGAGCTTCATAATGCTCACGTTCTGCAGTTTCAGCGGGAGTTTCTGTGGGATAAGGACCGTTAGGACCGTAGAAATCGTTGACGTAATCAGCAAGGATATCTGGATCTGTCAGCATGATGTTCATGGCAGAGCGCTCTTCACCAGCAGCGTTCAACATCAAGTTCAGAGACTGACCACGCTGTACTTGCTCAATCAGTGCATCTTCAACAGCACAAGCGTATTGGTTCAGTAGACCTGGCGCTTCAGCACCGAAGTGCTCAAGAACTTCTAGAGAAGTATCGGAGATTCCTTGAAGGTAGGAATCACTTCCGCTTTGGCTTACGGGCTGGCTTTGAATTTGGGCTGCCTGCTGCTGGAGCAGTCCTTGCACCTCCTGGGCCGAATAAGCCGGGGTTGAAGCTTGGGCTGAGTAAGTCTGCGGCGCCTGTTGGTATTGCACTTGGGGTGCCTGTGAGGCCCATGCCGCTTGGGTACTGGCCTGAGGCGTTGGCGTCTGGTATGCCGAGTATTGTGCCTGGGCCTGGGACTGGCTGGGCGTATTCAGACTTGCGCTGAGAGCCTGGAACGCCTGCTGCCACGGATTGGCCTGAGCTGCTGGTGTCCCCACCGAAGCCTGCGGGGCCGCCTGCTGCTGGTAAGCCTGGGGCTGCTGCATTTGTGCCGGTGCCGGTTGCCCCACCTGGGGTACTGACGCCTGGTAAGTTGATGGCGCGTTGGTCGCGTACTGGGAGGCCGAGTTCGGCGCGACGCTTGTCGGCATCGCTGAGACTGTTGGGGCGGCTGTCTGTACTGCTTGGCTTGTATGTTCCACTGTAACTTAACTCCTTGCGTAAAAAATCTAAAGAACGATATAAGAACCCTGTAACGTCAAGGTTCGGATCAGACGCAAGAGGTAGGTTTGGCGTCTGTGGATGTGGTAGCTGATAAAGCTGACCTAACATTCCTACAAATGTATTAAAAGCTTGCTGTGATTGTTGGACCATCCGGAATGGGAATCCACTCAACATGGCTGCCCGCTCTTCATCCGTTTTACTTGGGAAGAGATACTTGAGTGCTTCAATAGAATCAACACCAAGTTCCTGAAGATTTCGAACAACAATACTGTTATTGAGAATGTCTTGTGAATCATCTTCAAAGACTTCTCCCATCCAACGCCAACTTACTTTAGTAGTGCCGTCAGGGATGAGGCCAACTACACCTGAAGGCATTTGACCTGACTCAAGTGTAGCATTAAACAATTCAACTCTTTTTTGATCAAATACATTTTTGAGCACTTTATATTCATTCATTGCTGCTTCATAGGCACCGGGCTCTTGACCTTCAAATTGTTCTTGTAGAGGTATTTCTGGATCAATCATGCCATTAGCATTGGCAAAGGATTTTTCAAACATGTATTCTTCATGCTGAACCATCATTGACATCAGTCTGCATAGACCAAACTGAAATAATGCACGTGCCTTTTTCTCTGCTGTAGCAGCTACACGTCCGTAAAGCGTTTTAATCTCATATGCAGTAGAGGCAAGATTAAAGTCAATGTCATCTACGCCACCTAGTGCCAGTCGAATCTCAGATCTATACTGCTTGACGTACATATTCTGATCGCCTGAGACTGAGTCTGGCGTCATGTACGAAACTCGATCTGTTGGCTCAAGGTTTGCAATTACTCGTGGCACCTTGATTTGACCATCTAATGCAGATGCTCCTCCAAATGGCGCACTTGATCTGCTTGAAGGTCTATCTGGAGCATAGAAACCAGCTTGTGAGCTGATCGTTGCCCTAAATGGCTTCTCTTCACCTGACTCAAGAATGTCATGTTTAGGGCGACTTGAAACCAGTGTTGGATTACCAAAGAACTTCATGTTCTTTCGGATGTTTCTAACTAAATCGTCGTGATACAAGATCTGATTACTGATCCAATCGAATTCTCCTCGCCCATGACCTTGTCCTGTGCAATCAAGATGATTAAATACTTCAACAGCAGGGATGAAACCAAGACTATTTGTAAGTGTCTCGGTATTCCCTGGTTGGCTCATGTTTGGCAGACCGCTGTTCTGATCTTCAAACTCAATTTTCTCATTAGAGATAAGTTGTTCAATTCGATCTTTGTAGACCTTTAATCGGATATATTTTTGTTTACCACCTCTAGCACCTGGGTTTGAAAAGCTATCAACCAATGCTGCTTCTCTTACATTGAAGCTGTAGATAAGCACAACACTTTCGATATCTCCGGTTTGATCTCTATAGCAACGGTAGCTATCTTTTGGAAAGTACAAAATTTGATATGACTCTCCGGATGGACGGAAATAGAATAACCCTTGACCATCGCAGAGAAAATAATCAACGATGCTTTCAAGTTTCATCTCCAGCATATTGTCTTCATAGACTTTAGAGAGAAACTCTCTACGCTTTCCGTATGAATCCTGTTCACAGTAAAACTCAATTCCACGTCGTAAAATAAACGTTCGCATTTGCGATAAATGCGATGCAACGATCATTGTATCGACTGGTAAATCCCCTCGTCGCTCTTTTGCAGCAGAGAGGATTTCTTGAAACTGATTACTTCCTATTGGATTCGCCATTTATTTCACTTATATATTTTAAGTTTAACTGGTATTTTGTGGTATCAGTCGTCATCTCTGTATGTTGGCTCAATCCTCCTCAGTGGATCAGCATTTGTCCATGAAGGTGGATTGTATTTAAACAAATCTCCGTAGGTGCTGTACATCTGATCTCGACCTCTATATCTCCAAGCATCAGCTGATTCACGCGCAAATTTATCTAACTGATTGATCCTATCTCCAGCACCTGTTTGCGCATTTGCTTGAGCCACAGATTGTCCTGAACGACCTATTCCACTTAAATGTGCTTGTGAACGATGATATGCATTATCATTTAATGCACCGTAACCGACACTACTTTGCATATTGTTTAAGTTACTAGTTCCAGAACCACCACCACCATAACCGCCATAACCACCAACACTATTATTGCCGATAACTACACTGTAATCCGCACCTTGATTATTGTTTCCAATAAACCAAGATCCATCTCCTATAGAGAAATTATTTGTTTGATCGCCTTTGTTATTACCAATTTGTTGGTTGATTGTACTTCCATCACCCATAGCTACTCCACCATTATTCGCTATTTGTCCGTTATTAGGACCATTAACTAAGATGCTGTCATTAACGTTGCCTCCGGTAAAAATACCTGTATTGATGAAAGGGTTCTTCCATGGATCAGGATCAGGATCAGGATCAGGATCTGGCCTTGGATCAGGATCAGGATCAGGATCTGGCCTTGGATCAGGATCAGGTTCAGGATCAGGCTCAGGTTCTGGAGTTGGTTCCGGCTCTGGAGTTGGCTCTGGCTCAGGTATTGGTTTCGGCGGACCTACATTCGGTAAAGGAATGGTGATTGGTTCAGGTGTTGGTTCAGGATCATCTTCTCCAACTACTGGTTTAAGTGCTGTTTTATATGAATCCAACAAATCTTGAGCTTTTTGCCCAAATCCCTTGTCATTATCATCAAATGACCTTGAAACATCACCTGCGTAATCTACAAGCTCTTGCTTGCTAAAACCTTGGTTTTCAAGTCCTTTTAAATCTTTATAAGATAGTCTTTGCCTACCTCTGTCTGCTCCCATACCTCCGCCAGCTAAATCAAAGTCTGACAGCTTATCTACATTATAATTAGCAGTCCTATCACTTTTTTCTGGCCCTTTCTTTTCGGGATGTTGAATTCTAGTGCCTAAATTTTGTGATGCAGCCTGCGCTGTTACAGCTTTTGGATCAGCTTCATAAGCTTTTTTATCGGCTGCAATTACAGCAGCTGTATTATTATTGTTTATCCGAGCTTGAGATTTCTCTTTAGCCTGTACGTATTTTTCGTAACCGCCTGACACGCCCTTAAGATCAGCGTCTTCACGAGCCTGTGAGTGTGCTTCCTTGCTACCTGATCTTTTTTTCTGATCATCGTTTAATTCTGACCACTTCTTATAATACCTATGATCTACTTCAGTGTTAGCCATCTTGCTATTTATAAATCAAAACTATCCTCATTGTAGTCTAATTGCAAACTACCCCTTCTTAATAACCCTCCCATAGTAAGCACCATTGAATCAACAGCATCGTCGTGAGATGCATGTCCAAAGTTCAATAGTTCCTCTTCGAGGATGTTCCACTTGCGCCATTTGTTCCAAACTACTTTTCGATTTTCAAATAAACCTAGGACCCCACGCAGCCTGGCAAGCTTATCTCCTCTGAATCCTTTTACTGGTGAAATAGATAAATTATATAGTGCTCTGTCTTCAAACATGATTCGTTTAAAATCACCTTCAAATGATGTTTGATAGGCAACAGCTTCTGGCCAAACCATGCAGGGTGATGTGGTTGGGAAGTATTGACCTTCATCGTTCTCAAGCAATATATGCCAGTCAGCTAGCATTTCACAAAGGGTATCCATCTTTTCGATGTTTCCCATTGTGCGACAACGCTTTTGATCGATTAGATAGATCTTTCCTTTATATATGCCCGCAAGCGTAAATACAGTCCAATCATTTTTCTCGCTTAATCCAGCGCTAAGGTCGATGCCTACACCAATGCAGTCATATTCATCAGGTACTTCTCCCTTGACGATTAACTCAGGTGATATGCCTACCTCACTGGATTGAACTGCTGTATTTAGATACTGATAAGCGAACGCAACACGATCTTCCATCTTCCGCTCGTTCAAGTATTTCATTGACCAAAACTCTGGCCAATATGAACGTTGCCTACCTTCAGCATCAGTTATTACAGCCTTTTGAACTATCTGCTTCCAGTTGTTTTTGGGTACAAACAGTGTTGCGTGAATATCGTCAAAGTGGAAGCGGGTTCCCAAACATATAGCCCGTGCACCTTGAAACATCGTTGGTGCGATAACGTTAGACCACGTCTGCTCCATCTCACGGCGAATGTCTGGGTTGTTGATTGAAGCGGCAGATTTGATAGGGTCATCAATAAGCACCAGCTGCGATCGTTTAGAGGTGATCGCACCTTTGAGACCGCCACACGCAAGCGTAAAAGCTTCTTCGCCCGCTGTTTCAATACCCGCAAATTCATAGTCAATACTCCAGTATTCGTCTGATCTTTTGATTTTTGATAATCTCACCATTGGAAATATTTCTCGATATTTAGGACTGGTGAGGATCCCTTTAATTGTTGCTGACTTAGCTCTACTAATGTCAACCATATATGCGATGTACAGTATCCTGAGCATCTTCTTGGCTGTAGTATGTCTACCAATCATCCATGCTGCAAAAAGCCCTAATACTGTTGACTTTGCAGAACCACGCGGCGCTAGTATTGACGTGTTATTCCCGCCTATACCTAGTAAACACTCACTGTCTTTCCCTGTACAAAGTTCATTATGCCACTCCCTCATATGTTTTGCAGGGGCTTTTCCCATCACAGTGCAGAAATCAATAAAGTCATCTCTTGCCTTTAAGACTTCTTCTGACGGAGGCTTTGTAGTCACCTTAGTAGCTGACATCAACGCATTTCGTCGATACGCTAATGCTGCACTTGCAATTGCCATATAGTTTGTTTAACGGTGATTTAAGTCTATCAAAGGACCTTGTATAGATCTCTTCCTAATCCCAATACTTCTCCAGCAAATCTATCTATATATTGATCTTTCCCTTGAGTTGAATAGTAACTAAGTGCACCGAGTCGTTTTTCAAATGCCCTATTTTTTGATGCAAAATAATTATTTTGTGCATTCTCCTCTGCTTTTGAGATCGCTCTCATCTTTGCTAAATCTCCTCTGGTGAATGCATTGGCTATCCCAATCTCTTGTGCAAGCCTTGCTGCATCAATCCCTTTCGTACTGTACCCAACTAATGGGTCACTTCCTACATTTTGAATAGCTGGTAGCTGTTTAGTAATTACATCACGCAATCGGAGTGTCTCAGTATCACCTGCTTCCATTGCTGGAATTGCGACTCCTTTTGCTATGTCATCAAAAATATACTCTAAATTTATTGCTTCATTATTCCTGTTTGGGTTGTACTTTTTTTCTTCTTTAGCCATTACCTAACTCACTATAGATTTTTGCCCATACCGCATTGATTGCATTATCAATAGGCTCAGCAAATTGTGGATCATCTTTAAATATTGCTGTCATCTCACGCATCACACGATCTGCACCAGCCAGGATTAATCCCTTCTTGTCAGTGCTCCTATTCATTCGTTCAGAGACTTCAATATGCGATCTAAGCTCTTTCTCCAATGCAGCCAATCTGGCAGCTCCATTATCGCCTTTGATTTCACCTGAGGTAATCGCCATTCGAAGCTCTTGTATATCGGAGTGAAGAGCAGCAATTTCACTATTAAGTATTTCACGCCGATTAAGCTTTTTGAACTTCATCTTCACCCAACGACTTAAATCATTGAATGAACCCTCATATCCAACGATACCTGCATATACCCATATCTCAATAATCGAAGGTGTCATGTCTGCAAACTCACGAAAATCTTCGCTCTCTGCAGCTGGTAATGTATCTAGCCATTGATCAACAACGGTAAGATAAACCTTTCCTGATTTATTAGTTGTAACTGTCATTAGAACATACCTGCTAAACCACGTGCATAAGAACTTTGCTCTGCACGAGTTTTTGCTTCCAGTCTATTTGCTGTGCGCATTTTAGTCTGATCCTCAGTACTTTGCGTTTGAATATTCTTACGATCCTCTGATCCCTGCGCTCCAATCTTCGTCACATCTACTGAACCTTGGGTTTTAATATTTCCTCGATCTTCGGTACCTTGTGCTCCAATCTTCGTTACATCGACACCTCCTTGGGTTGTAATATTTTCTTTGTCAACATCTCCTTGAGCTCCGATCTTTCTTACATCTTGATCACCTTGAGATCCGATGGCTCGAACATCAGCATCACTTTGAGCTCCAATTTTTAATATGTCTTGCTTGCCTTGAGTTGTAATATTAGCCTGATCTACCACTCCTTGCGCTCCGATTTTTTCAATGTCTACATCACCTTGTGCACCAATAAGTCTCTCATCTACATCACCTTGAGCATTAATCTTACTTAGATCGACCTTGCCTTGTGCATTGATATTGTTTACGTCCATCTTACCTTGTAGACCGATCTTACTTAAGTCAACCTTACCTTGTGCGCCAATATTTAAGCGATCTTGCTGACCCTGTGTTTGTACTAAACCAGTTTGGATTTGCCCTTCTAATTTGGTTTGATTCTGCTTAATATCTCCAGCTGCAGCTTGAAAATTTAACTGCCTGTTAGCTTCGTCAACAGCAAAACGTGATTGGAAGTCATATTCTGCGCCCATTTTCGACATTCCATAGGCGAACTCATCCTTCATTATCAATGCTTGATTTCTAGCTTCAAGGTCAGCAGCTTGAAGCATTGATTGTGACGAAAGCTCCTGATTTGCATAGGCCAATGTAAGCGCATTTTGCGTATCAAACCCCGACTGAATCATATTTGCAGCGAAGGTATTCTTTGTAGCATTTCCCGCTGCATCATCTTGCCCTGGTTGCCAGTTATAGAAGGAGTTCATCAATTGATTGAAGTTGAACATACCCCCATATTGTGAATTCCCATTTGAACCCGAAGATCCAGTTGCTGCTGTACTTCTAGTAGCTAGATTGTTACCCCTTGATGGTTGAGCTTTAGTATTAGCTTGTCTATTTGGGACACCTTTCGTTGTTTTATTTCCATATGCTCTTTGTCCCTCATATGCTTTTTGAGGAACTCCGGTTGGTTGATTTACCGGCTTATTGGTTTTATTCCCCCCATAATTACCTAGTGATCCTCCAACTTCACTTTCAGGCTGACTAGGTTCATAACTGACTTCCTGTCCCCCATAATTACCTAGTGATCCTCCAACTTCACTTTCAGGCTGACTAGGTTCATCACTAACAGTGGTACCAGCAGAAGTTCCTCCACCTTTTTGCGTGTAGTTCTGACTGTTAATATTATTGACATACCTCTGTTTTAATGATTCGGCGTTCTTGCCTTTACCTTTTGATTTACTGTTTTTGGCCATTTCCAACGTCGTTCACTATTATCTTTATTCTACAAAGTTAGAATGGTAGAAATCTCAAGAAGAGAATATGGCTGCTGTTAGAGGAGTAAATGCAAGCAATTATGTTACTGCTGGACGTGCAGCCTCGCAGAACTTTGTAAATACGGTTTCGGCAGCATACGATAATGCTCCTAAATACGATCGATTTGGCGTTCAGCAAGTTAAAGATGAAGCCAAAATGAAAAAAGCGGCTATGAAAGCCGATTACATGGTTGCAGATGCAGGAATTAGGGCTGAAGCTGCATTACGTGAAACCAAAATAAATATTGATCGAGATAAATCACTTGCTAAAAGTCGGGGACTAGTTCGTAAGGCTGGGGTTGTCTCCGCTGCCGGAGCACTTGCAGCAGATGCTCTAAGACCAGTACGTGAGCCCTTTCAGCCTGACTGGAGCCTACAACAAAGAGTTATTGATAAACAGCAAGATCGTCTTGATAATTATGCCAAGATTCTCGATGACCCTAATTTAGAGCTAACACCTCCTACCTCTACTGTCGAATCTGATCTTAGTGGTATCAACACGTCTCAATCATCTGGAGTCACTCCAAGCACTACATCATCGAATGTCGCACCTATTACAGGCTCAGGCAAGAATCTTGTAAGTCAAGATGCTGTATATCAAGGTCTAGTTAGTCGCGGTCTTTCTCCTAATGATGCCAAAATTGGATCAGCTGTCATGATGGGAGAAAGTCGTGGTGAATACTGGACTGATACCGTTCAATCTGGGTTAGATGTCAATAAAAAAAGAGAATATTCCATTGGGTTGATGCAAATCAACACTAAAGCTCATATGGATAAGCTCAACCGTCGTGGCTGGTCTATTGATGATTTACGGAATCCAGATAAGAACTTGGATATTGCTGTTGAAGTCTTCAAGGAAGCTGGCAACAGATGGACACCATGGGGTGCCTATACCAATCAGAAGTACTTAGATTTTCTTAAATAACAAACGCTGCTCCTAATCCAGCTAATGCTTCCGTAAGAGCAGCTATGCGTTGCTCACGTATGTCTTGACGACGAGTGTCTGCTTCATACATATAACGATTCTGATCCATCTGTAATTTCAGACGACTTAAATCAATGTTTTCTTGTCTAGCGCTTATATTTGCTTCAATCTGCCGACGTTGCAGCGCTAAGTTGTTATTAAATTGTCTTGCTGTTTCAGCTTCTACCCTTGCAACCCTTGCATCTTGCCTGCCACGTTCAATTTGTAAATCGCTTTCTCTCTTATCAATGATGAATCTTGCACCTGCTGCTTCAATTTCACCGGGGTCCGTTAATGTCGCAAATTCACTAGGATCTTGCCCAGTTAATGTTGCAGTTTTATTCCTTGCAGATCTCGTACCTTCACGTTCTAGAAGTGCTCTCTTAAGTTCTAAAGGTGTGTAATTTCCAAGATCTCCTAATTTTTCATATCCGGTAACCCTGTCTGCTTTATTTATCTTCGAAGTTCCATATGGCTCCTCCAGTTTTTCTATATATTTTTCTTTTGTAAGTCTATCTACTTCTTTTGCATAATCAATCTGTCCACCAGTTAGCAGCCACATGGTGAAGTCACCCAACCTATCTCCTATCTCTTTTTGACGGCCTTTACCAGGTTTATATGAATCTATCTGACTTTCAGCAATCGATTCAGGATCAAGACGAAACATCAGACCATTCTCCCTTCAAGTAACATTAATGCTTCTTCTAGTTTACGTTGTTCAGCAGACTTACCACCGCCAAATAAGTATTGAATAGCGTCACTACCCATTTTACCTAAGGAAGCACCACCTGCTATTACAAATGGGTTACCAGCGGAAACAATCCCGCCAATAGTCCCACCAATACCCATACCAACAGTATCCATTGCTTTATTAGCAAAACTTGTGTCGTTAGTAGCAATATCGGCTACGTCACCTACAGCTCCTACAGCTCCTAAGATTGGCAAACCCTTAGCTAGCAATCCGGCTACTCTTCCGCCAGCCATACGAGACAAAGTTGCTCCTCCTTTACCAAGAGGTATTTGGTCTGCCATTCGCTGCATACCAGCCTGTACAGGACCTGCTACTTCATCTAAATATTGACCTGTTCTACTTAAGCCACCTTTTACTTTACTTGAATTAGCAACGTCTGTAAGTTTATCAATATTTGTAGGAACATCTGTGCTCCAGCGACCTGTCCTTTCATAGACATCATAGACCATATCAGCAACATCTTGTCCACGAGTGCGGAGTAGATCGTAGTACTCGGCAAGCATTCGATTTGATTGAGCATTTCTGCCAAGGTTACTTAGCATTTGCAGCTCAGTAATACCGTGTCCTAGTTGTCCTGACATTACTTAATTCCTTCTAAAACAGATTTTGCTTCCATCCGTGTAACACGGCTTTCAAGCTGTTGGATAGAGCGGACAAGAAGCCCAATAAGCTCAGATGTGTCAATACACAGCTTTCCACGGCTTTCATCAAAGTAAGTGGCTTGCGGCATGACTTTGAGGTAGTCCTGTGCAATAAAACCATAATGAAGTCGCTCAGGCTCAGAGCTATATTCTTCATTGTAGTAATAACTTACTGGACGTAATTGACGTAATGTTGTTAATGCGTCATCTATCTCTTCAATAGTATTCTTCATTGTCTCGTCACTTGCTATAAGTGCTCCACCTATCGAGCCTATAGCGGAAAATGCTGAACCCCACAGTTGCCCTTTTGCCTGATCTTTTGCTGCCGACGTCTGCGCTTTTGCTGTCAATTTTGCAGCTTTCAATCGTCCTTCAGCCAAAATACCTCTCGATTCAAGTTCTGCATCTAATTGCATCGCATAAGCTTTCTTTTCTGCTTCTGCCGCTTGATTAGCCTGCCATATACTTCCATAATCTGGAGCATTTCTTCTTAGCTTTCCAAATAGGGCACCAGTTTGAGGGATACCTGCAGCCCCTGCGATACCTTGTCCTCCAGCACCACTAAAGCCAAAATCACTAAGGTTTAATTGAGATCTAGCCATTTATTAGGTTATATATTCTTTGTCTAGTTTATCAATATCACTAATACCTTTTACCATTTGCTGGATCCGTCCATCCACTGAAGTTGTTGTAAGAGTTACCCTTCACAGATGTAAAGGGATTAGCTTTTTCAAAAGCATTAATAATTCTAAGACTATCCATGGGATTCTGAACGGCATCTCCATACTTACTTACACTATTTTTATTAAAAGTATTTCCTGAACCACCAGTACTACCGTAGCCGCCATAGCTATTTTTTTGGCCCGCTTTAATGCCACCCAAGGCTAAGCTTCCCAATCCTGATATGGCTCCACTAAACATTGATGCATCCCCTGCTGATCTTCCAGCGGATCGTGTAGCAGCTCCATATATCTTTGATTCATCAATTATTAAATCTTTTTCAATATTACTTTTTGCTATTAATCTATCTGCTTGCATAGCTGTAAGATTCTGCATATTAAAATCACGAATTACTTGAGCTGCAATGTCCCCATAATTTTCAGTACTTACTAAAAAATCTTGTATAGGTGCTGAGTTTGCAAAACGTGTCATTTTTCTATACCTTTTGTATCTCTAGTCTATAAGGTTCCGTCTAGTTCATTCTCAACTGTATTTCTACGACGTCGTTCATTTTCAATTACGTTACCTACTACTTGGCCTATAACTAAACCACCCATTCCTCCGGCTAATCCTCCAATAGCTGCTCTTTTGCTCTGTTGCCCTCTCATAGCACCTGCAACACCACCTGCTAAGGCCACGCTGTATGGCACTACTCCTGTGGTTACTGGAAGACTTCTTCCAAGCATTTGGAGTTCTGGTCCGTGGATACCTTCTGTCGTACCTTTGAGTGCACCCATTAACGCTGAGAAGTCACCATCGGTTGGGTTGTAGTCTTCAGTGTTGTCGTATTTAAAAGCTTGATATCTTCCATACTCCTCCGGTGATACATCCGGTCGTACTTTTGAAAACTCGCTGTAAGGTAATAGGTTCCCTGTCCTACCCATAATGTATTTGGCTGCTATCTCTAAAGCAACGTTGGCTGACTTTGTAGGATCATCCTCGTCAGGTATAGCTGCCTTATAGCCTTCTGCCCCTCCAAATGGAGTGAGTAACCCTAACCCACTATTGATAGCAATGCCTGTTGGAATTGCAAGCGACTGAACCATACCAGGGCTGTAGTTTCTCTTATTTAGGATTCGAGCATCACCGTCTTCTTTAATGCTGTAACCACGAGCTGGCTTACGTTTACCGTCAACGCTCTTAAGCATGCCCGCATCCAAAGCGTAGTCTCTACTTGCTTCGTCATTTAGATTTATAGGTCTATCTTCTACAGCGCTTCTTCCTCCTTTGATCACATTTACTTTACGTGTCGCAGGGGATGATCCATAGAGTTCAGGTACTAGCTTTGCAAGTGCTTTCTCATTAATTACTTCGCCCGTTGCTTGTAAAGCGTTTAATAGCCAATAGATACTACGTGAGCGGTCCTGTGTTAGGTCATTAGCAGCACTACCTACAAACTGCCCCGTTTGAGTCATAGGTGACCCACTGAGTTGCATGTCGTTTTCCTGTAACGCTTGCTTCGCCTTAGGGCCTAGGTCAACAGCTGGGATAACTCGTCCTAAAGCTTCACGCACTCTTGTAATACCTGGATGGGTATTGACCATCATGTCGAACTTAGGAGCTTCGTCTGTTGCGTTTTCTAGTTCGCGCTGTCGGTAGTAAGTCTTTGTTGTATCTTCTTTGCCGATCTCATAGTCCCGCTTAAAGCCTTCACCAAAGTCACGTACGCCTTGTTGAATTCTCCGAATAAGTTCTTCACGCCGTGACATCAGACTACTCCAGAACCGTCGTCATAAACTAAATACTGTTCACGAGTACCAGGTATTAACCCATATTCAGCAAGAATCCTTTGCTCTAGCTCTTGTGCAAACTGTGCTTGCTGTTCGCTACTCATCCTTTCCCATCCAGTTTGACCGGAGCCTCCCAAGATTCTGTCTTTTGCTCTTTGCAGTTTATCACCAACAATCATTCCTCCGAAGTCACCACCGTAGCTGCCAACTACATCTACTGCTGTCTGTAGTCCTTGCAGTGAGTTTGGATTTATCTTCATTGTTGGAGGAAGCTTATTCGCAAGCCCTCGTACCCCACCAGCTGCAACAACACCAGTCAAACCACCACCTATCAATTGTGTGCCACCTGCAATTAATTTGTCTCCAAGATCACCTGGATTCTGACGTGCTGCTTCGTATGCAAAAAAGGCATCTGGACCAAGTCTGAGTAGCCTTTCCAAAGGCCCATTACCAGTATTATTTATCAGAAACTTACCGGTTCCTTTTAATGCCTGACCTGCTAATCTAATCATCAGACTACTCCTGCTGCATTGTCTGAACGCATTTGTGCTTGGCGCATTTTTTCTTGATTGAATTGTCCGCCCTCATTGGATAAGCCGAACTGGCTCATCCATGTATCGGTGTATTGAGCTAACTCAGGATCATTCATTAAAGCTATTGCATGTGCTCCCATTGGTCCAGCCATTCTCTTATTGCTAGATACCAAGTCAGTATTAGGTTCAATTTGAGCTACACCCAGGTCACTACCAAAGGTGGATGGATTTGATTCCAGTTCCCGTTTAACTCGGGCTCCGTTTCTGAGTTCTAGTGGACTGATATTCATCGTGTTCTACCTCTACGAATTCCACGAATCAAATCGCTTAATTCCATATTACTGGATTGCTCACGTGCATCGTCCGTAACACGTCTTAGGGCATCTCCATAGCCTGCTGGTCCGCTCATCGAGGGATTGGGCTCTGAGGGGGCAGGTCCTCGACGTGCCTTGATGTCGCTTTCAAGTTGACGCCTTTTTGCGCGATCACGCCGTGCACGTTCGTCAGTAAGTCGCGCTTTCGTTGTAGTTACTTTTAGCCGATCCTCATCAATAGGTTTGCCAGTTTTTGCAGAGTATCCCTCTGCCTGCTCGCGTAAGAAGGGTTCAATGTCTTCTCCTGTCACACCCGTATTATTAAATCTATAAATTCGGCCAGGTCCGGCATTTGTTTCAACCTTCCCTGTGCTTGGGTCGATTACAGCACCCATAAATGGTTTGCGTGCATCTGCAACTTCCAGATCTCTTAGTGCCGAGACGATATCTCGGTTTTCGATTGTTTGGCCTGGATTAATTCGTGCTAATTGAGCTTGTGTTTCGTCAGGTCGTGCAGATGGCAGTGCATCTACTGAACCAAAAGTAATATCATCACGAAATCTCGGATCTCCTTCTCTTGCAAAGAACCTACGCTTCATTTCATTGTCAATACCACTGGATTTAGAAGCACCGAGCTGGAATAGTGCGGATGCAATTCGCTCTTGTTCAGCAGGGGTGTAACGAAGCAGGTTTAGTGCTTCTACGGTTCCTGGATTAGCACTTCTCTTTGTACGCATTCTTCCGGTCTGAGGATTAACCTCTTTTGTACCCAAAGTGACGCCTTCTTCACCAGCAACACGGACAATTGCATTGACTACTGCTTGTAGCTCGTCAATTGAGCGAACTTGAGGCTTTACTTTACTAAACAGACGCTTATTGCCAATCTTCATGCCCCGAATACGCTTGGCAAGCTCTGTAGTTGTTCCACCAATATTTACTTGCTGTAAATCACCGAATGTCCGACCACCGTCATAGTAATCCGGCGCTTGACCAGCAACCCAGCTCTGAGCTGACTGTGCTGTAGGTGCATTTAGAGCTTGAGAGTTGCTTGGGGTGTTAGATCCCATGACAGCTCGCTCAGGACCTTGCACAGCTACCGTATTTCCGTTCTCGTCAATATATGCACCATCTTGTCGTTGAGTAATTTGACCAAATGTCGGTTTAGTGCGCATTAGTTCAAAATTAATGTCCCCATCCATGCCATATCCACCTGGTCCGTACATTCTGCGCCTTTCTTGCAGCGCGTCTGTTTCAGCTCTGTAATAATTAGCTTCTCTAGCTTCAGCATTAAAATCTTTACTGTCACGACGCACCATCTCACCAGCAATCGAGGCATCTGCTGCTCTTTGAATGCGACCAAGGGCAATATCGTCCTCTAATGCTCCAGTAACTTGCGCATATCCTTCTGATCCAGCAGCACCACTAGCCTCAAGCTCAGCTAATGCCTGCTGAAGCGCCACTTTTGGCGTCATATCGTCTCTTTGTGGCTTCATTTCGTCCAACATGTCCGCCATGTCGTCGTAATCACCGGGATTTACGCCTGTTTTAAGGCGAACTTGCCCTCTTTCGTAGCGACGGCGTCCTAATGAGTCCTGATCCTCCATATCTGACAGCTGTTCAGCTAGTTTGCTGATTTCTTGCTGATCATATCCAGTATCTCCTTCCCGATATTCGTAGTATTGACTCTGATCTTGCCCAAATGGGTCTACCGGAGCGTCTTCACGTACTGAAGTTCCACGTAATTCTGCACCTTCGCTTACATCTGCCAGTGAATTAGAGACCTGCTGTAGGCGGGCAAGTACCTGGTTCTCTGTCAGCGGTTGTTCGTCTGCTCGTGGCTGGCGTCTCGACATTCGAGAGATTAATGCCAGCGTCTCATCTTGGGTAAGTCCTAGCTGTTGACCAGCAGCAAGTTTTGCAGCTCCTTTAATTAATCCCTCAGTAGCGTCATGTGGGATTTGT